CACCATTTCGATCACGGGCCTGGGCGACAGCGTTATTTCACACACCCCCGTCATTGATGCCGAGGACATAACCGATGTCTGATTTAAATTTTTCGCTGCTGCCGTGGCAGCAACAGGTTTATGTTGACCAAACGCGCTTCAAGGTGATCGCAGCCGGACGGCGGTGCGGCAAGTCACGCCTGGCAGCGACCACACTAATCATCGAGGCGCTCAAGTGCCCGCCAGGATCTGCGGTGCTGTACGTCAGCCCAACGATGGGCCAGTCGCGGCAGATTATCTGGGACTTGCTGCTCGAGTTGGGGCGCGAGGTAATCCAAAGCAGCCACGTGAACAACTTGGACATCACGCTGATCAATGGCGCCAGGATATACGTCAGGGGTGCAGACCGGCCAGACACGCTGCGCGGTGTAAGTTTGACGTATGCTGTGCTGGACGAGGTGGCCGACATTAAGCCAGGCACCTGGGAACAGGTTATTCGGGCGTCGCTGTCGGACAAGAAGGGCCGGGCGATGTTCATCGGCACGCCCAAGGGCCGGAACTGGTTTCACGACCTGTGGAAGCTGGGGCAAGATGACCAGGACAGCGACTGGAAAAGCTGGCACTTCACGACCCAAGACAACCCGCTGATCGACCCGACTGAGATCGAGTCGGCCAAGAAGACGCTATCCAGCTTTGCGTTCAAGCAGGAATACCTGGCGAGTTTTAGCAACGCTGGCGCGGATGTGTTCAAAGAGGATTGGCTGAAGTACGGCGAAGAACCGGACTACGGCAGTTACTTTGTGGCGGTTGACTTGGCGGGCTTTGAGGAAGTGGCCAAGCAAGCGGCCAACAGCAAGAAGCGCCTCGACGAGTCGGCCATCGCGGTGGTCAAGGTGACGGATGACGGCAAGTGGTTTGTCAAGAAGATTGAACACGGCCGGTGGGATATTCGGGAAACGGCGGCAAAGATACTGCTGGCGATGCGCGAGTATCGGCCGCTGAGTATCGGGATTGAGAGGGGGGCGCTGAAAAATGCGGTCTTGCCGTATTTGAGCGACCTGATGCGCAAAAATAATGTGTATTCCCATATTGTGGATTTGACACACGGGAACCGGAAGAAAACGGATAGAATCATTTGGTCATTGCAAGGACGGTTTGAGCATGGCAGAATCGTGCTAAACAGTGAAGAAGACTGGGACGATTTTGTGGATCAGCTATTGATGTTCCCATCCCAGGGTGTTCACGATGACTTGCCCGACGCGCTTGCGTATATTGATCAATTGGCTGTCACCAGCTACTTTGAAGATGCGGATGATAACGACTGGCAACCCCTCGATATAATCTCAGGGTGTTAAATCGCCGAAACAGAGGCCAAAAATGGATCAAAACGAGTTCTACGAGCCGACAGAAAACGACAAAGAGCTGACGGCCTTTGTCACTGACCATTGTGACCGCTGGCGCGACTACCGCAATACCAACTTTCTTGAAAGTTATCTCGAGTACGAGCGCATTTTCCGTGGTCAGTGGGCTGCGGAGGACAAGACACGCGACTCCGAACGCTCGAGAATCGTGACCCCGGCCACCCAGCAGGCAGTGGAAACGCGCCACGCTGAGATTATGGAGGCCATTTTTGGTCAAGGCGACTTCTTTGACATTGAAGATGACCTGAAAGACGTTAACGGCGACCCGCTGGACGTTGAAGTGCTGAAAAAGCAGTTGATGGAAGACTTCAAGCAGGACAAAATCCGCAAATCCATCGACCAGATCGAGTTGATGGCCGAAATCTACGGCACCGGCATCGGTGAGATCGTGGTCAAGACCGAAAAAATCTTTGAACCGGCGACTCAGCCGATTCCTGGGCAGCCTGGCCAAGCGGCCATTGGTGTGGTGGAGAAAAACCGCATCGCCGTCAAGATCATGCCGGTCAACCCCAAGAATTTCTTGTTTGACCCCAACGGCACCAGCATTGATGACTGCATGGGCGTGGCGATTGAGAAGTATGTGAGCATCCACAAGATCGTTCAGGGCATCGAGAAGGGTATCTATCGCAAGGTAGATATCACCCCGACGTATGAGGACACCGAACTGGAGCCGACTCAGGAACTCAGCCAGTACCAGGACGAAAAAGTGCTGTTGTTGACGTACTACGGCCTGGTGCCCCGCGAGTATCTGACCGACAAGGACGAGGAAGTCGCGGTTTTGTTCCCCGATGACTCGGCGGCAGAGGACTACACCGACATGGTCGAAGCCATTGTCGTGATCGCCAATGACAACTTGTTGCTCAAGGCCGAAGAAAACCCCTACATGATGAAAGACCGCCCGGTTATTTCGTACCAAGACGATACGGTGCCAAACCGTTTGCTTGGCCGGGGCACGGTGGAGAAGTCCTACAACATGCAAAAGGCGATTGACGCCCAGGTGCGCAGCCACTTGGATTCATTGGCCCTGACAACCAGCCCAATGATGGGCATGGACGCCACCCGCTTGCCTCGCGGTGCTAAGTTTGAAGTGAAGCCCGGCAAGGCGTTCATGGTGAACGGCAACCCAGCGGAGATTCTCTATCCCTTCAAGTTCGGCGAGACAAGTCTCAACAACCTGAACACCGCCAAAGAGTTTGAGCGCATGTTGTTGCAAGCGACTGGAACCCTGGACAGCCAAGGCATGGTCAGCCAGGCTAACCGCGACGGTGCGGGCATGAGCATGGCGGTTGCCACGATCATCAAGAAATACAAGCGCACGCTGGTAAATTTCCAAGAAGACTTCTTGATCCCGTTCATTCAAAAGGCATCGTTTCGGTACATGCAGTTTGACCCCGAGCGTTATCCGAGCGTCGATATGCGCTTCTTGCCAACGGCCACGCTGGGCATCATCGCCCGCGAGTACGAGCAGCAGCAGTTCATCGGTTTGCTCCAGACCCTGGGGCCAAACACCCCGGTGCTGCCGCTGATCTTGAAGGGCATCTTGAACAACTCCAGCTTGACGAACCGCTACGAGTTGATGAGCGCCTTGGATCAGATGAGCGCCCCGAACCCAGAGGCCCAGCAGATGGAGCAGATGCAGCAGCAATTGGCGCTGCAAGCTGCCCAGGCTCAGATTGCGGTCAACACGACCCAAGCCGAGCAGAACCGGGCCGAGGCCACCAAGCTGATGACCGAGGCGCAGCTTATGCCGCAAGAGGTGCAGGCCAAGGTGATCGCATCGACCACCAAGAATCTGCCCGCAGGCAACGAGGCGAACGAGTTTGACAAGCGGGTCAAGATCGCCGAGTTGATGCTCAAAGAAGCGGACATGAAGAACAAGAACAAGATGGTTGAGCTTCAAATGGCCGAGAAGCAGAACAAAGTGTCTGGGATGGAAGAAGACTTCTTGGCGCAGTTGACCAAGGAGTTGAACGATGGACGTTGAAAGCCTTGCAAAAGAGTTAATTCTCAAGGGCATGACGCCAGAGCAGCAGACTGCTATTCTGGATTCGATCAAGGCCACGATGACGCAAGCCAGGGCGTTGCAAAAGCAGCGCGTGGGCGAGAATGTGCAAGTGGTGGTGCAGGCGCTCAAGAAGTTGGAAGCGGACATCCGCGAACGCTACGACGAGGTCGGCAACAAGATCGAAAAGCGGGTCGCCACGATCAAGGACGGTCAAGACGGGCGCAACGGCACGAACGGGCGTGACGGTAAAGACGGCCGACCCGGCCGTGATGGAGGCCAAGGCCCAAAAGGCACTGACGGTCTGCCAGGCCGTGACGGCCGTGACGGTGAGAACGGCGTATCGGTCACGGATGCGCACATCGACTTCGACGGCAGCTTGATTATCAGCCTGTCATCGGGCCGCACGATCAACGTGGGCGAGGTGGTGGCCCCAGATTTGGCTGAAAAGATCAAGGTCATCACCAACGGAGGCGGCACCAGCCAGCAAGTGCTGGACACACTGGCCAGCCTCCAGACCCAGATCAACAACCTGATCCCAAGCCAGACAGGCAACGCTGGCAAGGTCTTGACCACCAACGGCACCAGCCTGTCGTGGGCCTCGGTGGCTGGTGGCTTGAGCTACCAGGGCACATGGAACGCCAGCACGAACACCCCGACACTAACATCCAGCGTCGGCGTGAACGGTTACTACTATATTGTGGCCACGGCTGGCTCGACCAACCTGAATGGCATCACCGACTGGCAAATCGGCGACTGGTTGATGTTCAACGGCACGGTGTGGCAAAAGATTGACCAGTCCAACTTGGTGACCTCGGTCAACGGCCAAACTGGCGCAGTCACTCTGACCACCACCAACGTCGCCGAGGGCACAAACCAGTATTTCACCGATGCCCGCGCCCGTTCTGCCATCAGCGCAGGCACCGGCATCAGCTACAACTCCAGCACGGGTGTGGTGACCAACGCATCGCCTGACCAGACGGTTGTTTTGACCGCTGGCACCGGCATCAGCACTTCGGGCACTTACCCCAGCTTTACGATCACAAACTCGGCCCCCGATCAGACAGTTGCGCTGACTCAGGGCGGCACGACCACCATCACGGGCACCTACCCCAACTTCACGATTTCGTCGGCCGACCAGTTCTCTGGCACGGTGACAAGCGTGGGCGGTACCGGCACGGTCAACGGCATCTCGTTGTCGGGCACGGTCACATCCAGCGGCAACTTGACCCTCGGCGGGGCATTGTCTGGTGTGGACTTGACCACCCAGGTCAGCGGAACCTTGCCGATTGTTAACGGCGGCACAGGCCAAACGACTGCCAACACGGCGTTTAACGCCTTGGCCCCCAGCCAGACCAGCAACTCGGGCAAATACCTGACAACGGACGGCACGAACAGTTCGTGGGCGGCAATTGTGTCGGGTGCTTCGTTGTCGAACGACACCACCACGGCCAGCAACCTATACCCATTGTTCGCTGCGGCCACATCAGGCACTCCGACAACGATTTACACCTCCAACGCTCAGTACTTGTTCAAGCCAAGCACGGGCGAACTCAGCGTCAAAGCGCCACGGGCCAGTAACGGCATCGTGGTCAACAGCGCAACTATCTCATCGGACTACACGATTGCAGTTGGCGATAACGCTATGAGCGCTGGGCCTGTTGCGGTGGATAGCGGTGCGACGGTCACGGTATCTCCCGGTTCAGTGTGGACTGTGGTCTAGAAAAGGAACAAACATGTCTTTAGTTTTAAGTGGAACGACCGGCCTGTCCGATGTGGACGGCTCGGCAGCAACCCCTGCGATTCGTGGTACTGATGCCAACACTGGCATCTTCTTCCCTGCTGCTGACACCATTGCTTTTGCTGAAGGTGGTGCGGAGATTGCAAGGTTTGATAGTTCGGGCAATCTTGGTATTGGGACGAGTTCGCCGACTGTAAAACTGCATGTCGCAAATTCCGGCGTACCCGTTGCTGGTTTTTACCGTGATTTGGATGTTACGGTTGTTGGCACTGCTGGTCAGTCAATTGAATTTGGTGCAAGAAACGGCTCTACATTTACGCCGGGTGCATCAGTTATTGGATTTTTAGACAATCCTGCCACTACTGGAGGACTTCAGTTTTACACAAGGTCTTCAGGCACATTAACAGAACGCGCCCGTATCGACTCCAGCGGTAACTTCCTGGTGAACAGAACATCAGGAATCTACTCAACAACCAAATTTGAAGTAAAAGGAGCCGCATCACAAGTAGCTGCTTGCTTACAGATTGGAACAGATGGATTTGCAGCTTGGTCATGGAGAAATGCATCTGCAAGTGAAGTTGGCTATATTTCCATTAACTCTGGCTCAGTAAACTATGCCACTTCTTCCGATTACCGTCTAAAGCACGACATTGCGCCAATGACTGGTGCGCTTGCCAAAGTTGCTCAACTGAAACCTGTAACCTACAAATGGAACAGCGACAACAGCGAGAGTCAAGGCTTCATTGCCCATGAGTTGCAAGAAGTTGTGCCGGAGTGCGTGACGGGCGAGAAAGATGCAGTGGATGCTGATAATAACCCGCAGTACCAAGGCATCGACACCAGCTTCTTGGTCGCCACTCTGACAGCCGCCATCCAAGAACAACAAGCCATCATCCAATCCCTGACTGACCGCATCACAGCACTGGAGACAGCATGAGCAAAGTAGCCATCTCGGGCAACGCTTCAGGCAGTGGGACGTTCACCATCGCCTCGCCAAACGGCAACACTGACCGCACGCTGACTTTGCCAGACAATACTGGCACGTTGATTACTAACGTATCTGGCAGCGTTTCGCAATCCATGCTGGCTGCTGGCGTGGCTGGAAACGGGCCTCTTTTGTTTTCTGGCGCTGCCCCCGGTATAACCATTCCAAATGTGACCAACACAGTTTGGACGACTTACAACGCGAGTGTTTTTGACACGGCAAATGCGTTTTCCACATCAACTGGAAGGTATAACCCACAAGTTGCTGGGTATTATTTGGCAATAGCAACTGCTGGATATGACTCAAACGGTATCAACGCTAGTTCTTTTAGCGCATCTGTTTTTAAGAACGGAACCCCATTTGAGTATTTTGGAATGGGCTCCAGCGGATCTATATATCCTAGGCCGTCCTGCACGACGCTGGTTTATTTAAACGGGACAACTGACTACATTCAAGCAGGCACATACCAAAATAGTGGCGGCTCAGTATCAGGTGTTTATGGCCGACTTCAGGCAGTTTTAGTGAGGGCCGCATGATGACTACTCTTTACGAAAAAATTAAATCAATTTACCCGCAACTTGACGATGTTGAGTTTCGCCCAGTGTATGGAAGCATTTCTCTTTTCAAAGAGGGCGACCTTGAATACATTGCCAAGTGGGAGCACCCCACACTGGCACGACCAACTGAGGAGCAACTGACATGAGTACAGTAATCGCCAAGAACGTACAGGTCGGAACATCCGGCACCGCTGCGCAGAACTTTACACTGTACCAACCAGCATCCCCAGACGGCACGGTGCGTCTTGCCAATGGCAACAGCGGAAGCACCACTGACCTTGTGACTGTTAACTCTAGTGGTAATGTGGGGGTGGGGACTAGTTCGCCTAGCGCTAGAGTTCACGCTGTTTCAGCGCCCGGAACGGTTCAGGTTCGCTGGTCTGATGCAACAAACGGCACAGCCAATTTAGACACTGCTTCTGGCTTGTCGCGGGTTTGGTCAAACGTGGCTCTTGCGTTTGGCACAGGCGCAGAAAGTTTTACAGAACGCGCCCGTATCGACTCCAGCGGTAACTTGCTGGTGGGGACTACGAGTGGAAGTTTTCATGTATTAGCCAAAACACTTTCCGCAAACTACTCTGCTGGGGTTTTTAATTCCTCCTCCTCTGCTCCCTATGGTTTGCTAATTAGTTTAAACGGGGTAACAGGAGGGGCTGGAGGTGGTTTCCTAACCTGTGCGGATAACGCAAACCGTCTTTTAATCGCGGGAAATGGAAACGTAACAAACGTCAACAACAGCTACGGCGCAATTTCCGACGCTAAGTTGAAAGAGAACATTGTTGATGCAACGCCAAAGCTGGAAAAACTCAATCAGGTTCGCGTAGTCAATTTCAACATGATCGGCGACGAGCAAAAGCAAATCGGTGTTATCGCCCAAGAGCTTGAGCAAATCTTTCCCGGCATGGTGGAAGAAACGCCTGACCGCGACGCAGAAGGCAACGACCTTGGAACTACAACCAAGTCGGTGAAGTACAGCGTGTTCGTGCCTATGCTTGTCAAAGCAATTCAAGAGCAGCAAGCCCTCATCACTTCACAGCAAGAGGCCATCACGGCCTTGACTTCCCGCATCACAGCACTGGAGAATTAAGATCATGGAAAACCAACAACTTTTCAACCTGGTGGTGTGCGTTGCTGGCTTCCTGGCCGCTTACGTCATAAATAATCTGACTCGCACAATCCAAAAGCTGGAAGACAAGGTCAACGATCTGCCCCACAGCTATGTGGCCAAGGATGATTACCGAGCCGACATCTCTGAGATCAAAGTCAT